CACCAGCAAGTACCGGCGTTACTTCCAATGTTGCGCTTGCTACTACTGGCATTTTTCTTTCCTCTTCATTTCAAACCATTCGCGGAGTTCATTAGCTGGCAATGCACCCCTGCCAAAATGCCGGACATTCTCCGGCTTCTTCTGCTGTGGTCTCGGGTATGGTTTCGGCTGTTTTGCGGGTTTATGCGAACCCATCGCGACGAGATTCGCATTGATTTGACTGAGCACGTCAAAGATGTCCGCAAGTATCGCATTGGTCTTTGTCCGTGTCGCCCATGGCGCATATTCTGGATGCAGTTCATGTCCCATCGCAGAATCAATCGGCAGATTATGCATAAACGCCCGCATTGCGGACCAGTCAAGCGCACCGCCCAAATCCGACAGCTGATAGCCTGTATATGTCAGCAGGTCGTGTTCTATCGCCTCACGATGCTCGTTGATCGCATTCGCAAGGCTTAAGATTCCCCCGCTGTGATGTCCTCATCTTCCCCGCTCGCTGTCATGTCATTAGCCTTCTGCCATTCACGGCAGACGGTTTCGAACTGGTCCACGGTCAGCGCATTGAAGACTTCCGCTCCGAGATATTTCCGGAAGAACTCCACCACATTTTCCCTTTTCTGCATGCGGTTGATTTCCTCAAATGTCAGGCTTCGGGCGAGCGGGATCAGGTAGCTTTTCTCGCCGATGTTCAGCTTAAAAAAATCGGTCTCCTTTTTCTTGAGCGTAAATTCTTTCATCGTTTCCCTCCTGTATCACAAAAACGGGGAGCGAGACATCGCTGTCCCCTCCCCTTTGAATCAGTATTATTACGCCTCTTTCATGATAAGCTTGAAGCCGTCATCGCCCATTGCCGTGATGGTAGGCGTCCAGTTGATAGCAGAGCCGGGCGCAAAAGTAACGCTTTCAACAGCAGACACCTGCCCGTGTGTGCATCCAATCATGATCATATCGTCGCCGTCTTTCATGACCCAGAGAAAAGCCTCTTCGTCCGGAAGCTTGCCGCTGGAAAGATTAACAGTAATTACGTCGTTTGCATCCTTGGTTACATTATCTGCACCCACAACGGTTTTGAGGGACTCCTCCGTTGTATCCATGACGGGCACCTGGATCGTCTCTGAGTGCTCCGTCAGGATGACACGCTTAACGGCATTCGCCCAGTTGCGCAGGTTTTCTGTGGATTTGTCAATCGACAGAGTGATACCCTCATTGGTCACATCGCCAACATGCTTCCAGGCAACCGCCAGTGCGTCAGTCGGGTCTGTAGGCAGTGCAGTTCCTGCCGGAGCATGATAAAACATTCCGGTCGCAAGACCAGTACCAAGTTTTACATCCATGCTTTATACCTCCTCAGTTATTTGATGTGCTACGACGTCAATCCGCGCCGAGCACATAGATAAATCCGGTCTCACAGGATCGTTACCCCATGAGCCGGATGTATTAATCGTTACGTGGCGCAGAGCCGTTGTCTGCTCTTTTGCCACCTGCTTTAATATGCCGATTGCCGTGTTGAGCGTGTCGAGCGCTTCCGCCTCACTGTCCGCCCTGGAATCAAGGACAACCGAAAACGCGTCAATGTTATCCGATACCGTTCCGCCGACCTGCGTGACCAAAATATTTGGGAGCGCGTAGTCTTTCGGAAGCGGTCTGCAATATGCTGTCAGATACGGAGCGAGTGCGGTCCTGATTTCTTCCTCGATATCAATACTCTTGTTGATAATCATTTACATCACCGCCTTGCTTAGTATTTTGTTCTCTGCCTCTTCCGCGGCACTCTCATCGTCATCCGGCACAACATACGCGACAGGACGGGTAACGCCGTATGCGCTATCCTTGTACCGCGCTTCATTTGCCATCTCCACGTGGAATCCGCTTCCATTCTCCAGATAGGACGACGCGCGTGACGCGATTGATTCCGCTGCGCTTTGCAGTTCTCCGGCAGTACCCTGCAGGCATTCTGCAAAACCCGCCGGATTCCATTTGATCGTGAGTTTATTCCCGCTCATCCGCGCCACCTCACGAGATTGAGTTTCATGTGTTCGAGCCTTCCGACGCCTACCCATTTTTGTGGGTCGCCGTCAATCGCGTAGACATCTCCCAGATACTCAATTCGGTCGCCGGGCAGGATATCCGCATCGACCGGAGCGCATGCAGTCAATCCATTCGTGACACCGAGGATTCTGCCATCCTGCGAAAGTGATGTCGACGCGGGCTGTACAAGGCAATGCTCAATAGCCAGCCTTGTAGCGTTTTCCCAATCAGGGACTTCCGAACCTCGTTCGATTTTTACGGCGGGACGGATACGCGTGATAGTTGTATGCCATCTTTCAAGCAGTATCATGATTCCTCCCCGTCATAAAACTCGATAGTCCCGAACTGCTGTCGTCGCAGTCCGAGGCGCTTGAGATCATTTTTCATAATTGCGCCTGCAATGCCGCCACCTGGAATCGCATAAGTGCCGGACCATGTATAGCCGATAGCACTCTGCGATTCCTGTGTCAGCGGGTCGCCGTCGAATGACTGGCGCATTGCCCTGATAACTATATCGACGGTCGTCAGTTTTAAAACATTCGCATATGCTGTACTGGCGTCCGCCATCTTGTCCAAATCTTTGCCGATGTTGGTGGCGTAAGTGCGGAGAGTGTCGGAAATAAGTTCCAATAATGCCTCAATCCGATTCATCTCCGCGCCCGTATAGTCTTTGCCTGTAATCTCCAGCACATCAGCGACTGTTGCAAAACTGGCCATGTGTTACTCCTTATTCGGTGATGATGCGGGAGAAGGAAGCGGCGTCGAGGATGCCGAAGCCGATATAAGCCTCTGCACGGAGAACGATCTGGTTCTTGCGCTTGAGGTCACCAAGACCATCGGGATCGCCGTACTCGATAACTTCAAGGGGCAGGTTTGCGGCATAGCCCCACTTGAAGGCGTTCTGGAAGTCGCCGATGATCGCGACATCTTTAGTGTCGGTGCCGAATGTCACGGTGTTATTTACGTCAATGCCATAGCCTGCGAAGGAAGCAGGGCGGCCGCCGAACTTGAATTCCGGATACTGAACGACACCGTTGACCTTGACGGTTGCCATAGCTGCGCCGAATGCGGGAGCCATTGCGATGCCGGTGATTTCGCCATCTGCGGCATGGATCTGTGCGATTGCCGCCTCGATGTTATCGTCGGGAGTGGTAGCGTCATATGTGATAGTGTTCTCGACCATGATATCGAAGGACTTAGAACGAATGCTGTTCGCAACTGCACCGGTCTTCGGATTCAGACCATGGAAGCCGGTAATATCGACGGCGCGAGCGATCTTCTTTGCAAAACCATCGCCAAATGCCTGCAGGTAGGGCAGACGCTTCTCATCGCTCATGCGGATAAATTCATCGGTGAGACGATGCTGATAGACCAGTTTGAACGGATTGATCGTGACAGAGCCGAAAGCAGCTTCGCCGGGAGATTTAGCGTCGCCCTCTCCGACGAGTTCAGCCTCGCCGTCCATGCTGAATGTCATGACTTCGATGCCATTGAATGGGATCGGGTCGGCGCCGCAGAGGGATGCCAGAGCGGAGTGCCCTTTGACTTTAGAAAAAATATCGGTTACAAGTTCGGGAGCAAGGTCCAGATGAGTTGTAAGAGTTGCCATAATGTTGGCTCCTTTCTTATTCGCTTGTGATTTGTGAGGCGACAGACGCCCAGAGGTTCGAAGCGCCAGCAGGTGCTTTTGCGGTTGCCGGTTCGGTCGAGCCGATCGGTGCGGGCTGTGTCTGCGCGTTTATGAGTTTTACCATTGCTTCTGCATCGGCGCGGATCGCTTTCTCGTCCTCACCGTTGAGTCTGCCTGCCATCTGGTAGGGCAGTCCCATTTCCAGAGCAATCGCCGTTTTTACCGAGTCGGTCTCGTACTTTTTAACTTTTGCCGTGAGGTCAGCGATTGACGTCTCGTTTCCGGCAAGCGTATCGGTCTGCGCCTGAAGCTGTGCCTGCAGGGAAGAAATCTGCTGTACATACTCGGCATTTTTTGCCTTGATGTCGTCATAGTCTGCATACTTCTCCGCCGCCGATTGCTTTGCGCGTGCGATTCTCTCGCCGATGATTTTGTCAAGCTGTTCCTGTGTTTCGATGGGGGTAAATTCTGCCATCTGTTTCTCCTTTTCCCGATTTCCGGTCGGTATCCGTAAAAATGTGTATTAAAAAAGCACCGGTCACCCGATGCCTTAATAATCAATATTTTGCTTTTTCTTCTCTGCCTTAGTGTCAGAACAAATCCAGTGCGCAAGAATCATACTGTCGAGCAGTGCGATATCCATATTCTCGATGAGAGATTGGTATCCGAGGCCGCCGTATGCCCCTATCTTCCGGCGTTCGCAGTTAGATACTACCTGCGTCACTGCTGATTGTTGCATGTGGCAAAATGTGCCGTTTTCCATTGCCATATCGAAAACCGAATTGGCTTTAATAAACTGTTGCACACTTACCGTCTCAACATGTTTGATTTTTGCGTCTTTACACGCGTCTATGAGCACGTCTGCGCCGTTTTTACCATCAACAACACATTTCCGGACGTCTGCGCTCTGCAGGAAGCTTACGAGCCACCCTACGCCGTCGCGAATAGGGCGACAGCCTACAACTTCGCAGAAAATGCGGCTGTCTTTTGTGCGGGCGGCAATGGATAGGACTGCATTCTGCCCGTCAACGCCGAACTTAATTCCGGCGAATAATTGTCCAGTCAGGTCCGGCAGTTTGCTTACCTGCAGTGCTTCCCACTCGTTCCGGCTGATTGCGGATTTCTGATTGTACTTAATCCACAGGCCGAGACGCTGAATGTTGAAGTCCGTAATATCGTCGCCGATTTCCGATCGAATCGTGCGCTCTTTGAGGACAGTGCCGAGTGACGGATTTGTTTCGTACCACAAATCGACATCATCGACATTGCTGACCATCTCAGGGATTGACCATTCAGCCCATCCGGAAGAATACGAATCGCCGTGAAGGACATTCTTTCGAAACTTCGGAAAGACTGTGCCCGCCGATATTGCAGTCGGCGGAGTGCCGAAGTAAATCGTCTGTGGATTTGCTGAATCCGTAACGACGTATTTCAGCGCCGTTTCCTGTTCCGGCGTGTATTCCTGCGCTTCATCAATGATGAGTACGTCATACCCCTCGCCAAGTCCGCCAGAGGATGTCCGTGTGCGGAACTCGATTGCGCTGTCTTCCGTGTAGAGGTGTTCCTTGCCGAACGCCTTAAATGACGAGGTGATATTAACACCTACTTTCGGGCAGAGGCGTGCAAGCCTGTCCCAGATAGCGTGCGCCGTGCTTGTGCGGTGTGCGGTGTAAAGTATCCGCTCGCCGTTTGCAAGCCCCCACACACATCTTGCGAGCGCCATCTCTGACTTGCCGTTTCGACGCGGGACAGAGTAGCCAAATTTTTGATGTACCCATAGCCCTTCGTCATCGACTGCCATGATGTCGTATGTGAGCGCCGCCTGCCAGTCCAGCATGCTGTTTTCGGATTGATTGTATAAGTCAATGGCTTCCTGTGCCCTTGACGCTGTATAAGGCAGGATAACGGACACCGTCGGGGATTGTCTCCCGACTCTGTCCATGCTACTCCTCCTTTACTTCAGCGGGATCTTTGTTCCTCATCCTGCACCTCCTATCTGTTGTACCAGTTCCATTTATCCTTACTCGTTGTATGTGTTCCGCCTACGTCATAATCAATCTGACAGCAACAGCCGTCGTGACGTTCAAAACATCCGGCGTCATACGCATCCTGGTAATTGTCCCATTCTCCACACCTGTCCAGGCACCATTGGCATGGCTCTGCGTACGGCGTACCGCTCCGGAGTCCCAGGCTGCTGTACGTCCGGACAATATGCACAGTCAATCCCATGTCATAATGCACCTGTGCATTCTCACGAACGGTCTCGTCTGCACTCTCCATAATCCGCCTTGATATGGCGTTGCGGACATAGTCAAGTGACACCTGCTTGGCACTGAAATCGCGTGCAAGTTCCCGGGTCTTATCCGCGCTGTATTTAGGCGCGAGAGTGTCGATGCCGAGTTTAGCCCGTTTTATTGCCGACCTGATCATGGATGCTTCCACACTTACCGCATCGGAGTGCGCGCGCTTCAGAATCGGGTTCAATATGGCGACTATCTCGCTTTCGGTCATTGCCGAAAAATCAATACCATTCAGTGCTTTGGCGGCCGCATCGCCGAGCGACAGAATATAATCCTGCACATCGGAAAATGCACGCATCTTTCCGGACCGCTTTCGGGCGGCTTCGTATATCCTTAAAATTCTGTTTATATCTTCACTCATATCAGATACCCGTCAAAGAGTGCAGTTTTTCCTCTGTGAAATAGTCTGGGAATGCGGTCTGGATCTTCTGCACGGCATCCCCGATTCCAGCAAGAGCAGAGACATCTGCCTCGAATATCGGTGCCCATTTCAATTCTGTATTGGCAACCTGTTTCCGCAGATATGTCTGATTATCCCTCACACATGCGGCGAGATATCCGGCGTTGAGGATTCCAACGCTAAAAGTCCGCTGTGCTTTGCGGGCAGTCAGCCGAAGCGTCTCATGTGCCGCTTTGATCGCTTCACTGCTTGACGGATTCTGCGACGGAAAGCCAAGGTCATCCAATGTCAAACCGGTCTCTCCTGCAAACAGTCCGGCAAGCATCCGCAACTGCTCGCTGTGAGGAGTCTGCGCCGCCATCTGGAACTGCCCGACGGTCGGCTTGTCACCGTCCTCGTCCTTGTCGATCCGGAGCATGCTCGACATGGTCGCCCTCCATTTGTCCATTCGCTCCGCATCCGGATCCATTCCGAGAATATACTTTTGCGGAAAACTGTAAAACTCCGCTGATATCTCCGAGCGTTTAATTGTACGGACCGCCGCCTGCACTATGTTCATCATGCTCCGCTTGATACGGCTGTGCCCGAAAGGCCTTGTTGCGTCCGGTCTAAATATCATCGGAACGAG